AAGTAACTTAGGTATTGATTTATGTGTAGTCTTTTTGTGGTCTTTTCGAAAGTTGTAAAAGTTTTGAAAAAAGTGTTGACTTTGTAAAAGATGTGCATTGAAAATAACATATTTGGGTGTATAATACAATTAAGGAAAGGAGTGTGCAATATGGACTTGCAAGCAATTACACAGATGATAGGTTCACTGGGGTTTCCAATTGTTGCCTGTTGTGCCATGTTTTGGCAGATGAATGTTTTATCCAAACGTCACCAGGAAGAAGTAGAACAATTACAAGAAACTCTTGAGAATAATACAAAGGCACTTGTACAACTTAGTGAAAGGTTGAAGTAATATGTCAAATTTTAGTTCATATAATAATTGGGAAGGATTTACAATTAATCCTATTGACTTTAAAGATAAGAGAAGTGGAGTTAGACAGTATGTATCTTATATGTTGTCTCGTACTCAGTCTATGTTTAAATATACAAATCTACCCGAAACAATACCTGCACGAATGTTTGAATTGTATTTACAATGTAACGGAAATTGTGTAGTATCAGATGTAAATGGTGAACTTTATGCATTTACTGGTAGTTTTGGTGGTGTACCCGATGCATATTATCGTCCTACTATATATACTGTAGCAAATCCATATCTTAATCTTACAAAGATGTATAAGATTGATGAAGATTGTATACTCGTAAAAAATGACAGCATGTTAATCGGATTACTACCCATGTTTGAAAGATATGCTACAATGCTTGTTGAGAATGAACTTACTATTGATATCACTCTTGTTATGTCTCGTTTATCCGCATTGTTATCTGCACAAGATGACAAAACTCGTGCATCAGCAGAACTAGTTTTAAAACGTATATATGATGGAGATTTTGGTGTAATATCGGAAAGTTCACTGCTTGATGGTATTAAGTCTCAACCATATGCAAGTGTAGGTAACGGATATATACAGAATCTCATTGAGGTAAATCAGTATTTTAAGGGTAGTTGGATTAATGATATTGGTTTGCAGTATAATGCTAATACTAAACGTGAGAACCTCACCAAGAATGAAACAGAAATGAATAGTGATTATTTGTTACCATTGGTAGATGATATGTTAAGAAATAGACGTGAATCAATCAATCTAATAAATGAAAAATATGGTACTGAAATTACTGTTGAATTAGCATCATCATGGAGAGACGAATATAATGAGGAATTAGCAATAGAAGAAAATTCCGTTCAAACGGAAGATGAAACAATAGATATTGAATCGAATTCGACTCAAGATGATTCCGTTCAAACGGAAGAAAACAATATAACCATTGAGCCATTATTAGAAGTGGTTGATGATATAGGTAATATTGTGGAAACAGTTGTTACTGATGAATTGCAAGATGATACTGAAATTGCATCGGAACAAGAATTTACAGAAAATATTGTTGATGGTGTGACTGAATTAGTTGCAGATATATTAGAAGGTGGTGATGATGGTGCACAGATTACTGACGTTGAATGATGTATATCCAAATGGGTGGAGTGGTAACGGTGTATTTAGTAGAATGAAAAATCCTGTATGGACACCAACTATATCTAGTAGCGAACTTGATATGATTTTATTTACAGATGCAGGGTGTAAAATTATATCTCCACTTGTACGTAGATTTGTATCAGATGAAAATCCGTCAATAAGCGAGACAGACGCAGAACTTTTATCTAAACTTATGCAAGACATGTTTAATGAACAGTGGAAACATAAGTACGCAATATTATCCGAAACCTATAATCCAATCCAAAACTATGACATGACGGAAACTGAATCTAGTAATGGTAATAAATCATCAACATTATCAGAACTTGATAAGCATAATATAACTATAGATGATACCACAAAAGATAGCGGTACGGTTAAGGCGAAAACCGATAATAGTATCTATGGATTTAATGCTATGAAAGACCCCAAGAATGCTGATAGTGCTACTGGTACTAATACTACTGATATGACTAACACTCGTACGGCAACTAATAGTGATAGTATTGATAAAACAGGTAGTAGTAGTGATAAGTATGATGATACACGCACATTAACACGTAGTGGTAATATTGGTGTAACTACATCTCAGCAGATGATACAGTCGGAAATTGATTTATGGCAATGGAATTTTTATAAGGACGTTATAGTAGATGTTATGAATATGTTAACTCTAAGTACATATTAAATAAAAAAGGAAGGTATTAATTATGTTAGTAACACAAGTATATCAATTAGTTAATGCGGCTACCCAGGAAGTATTAGGCGAATCTGCTGTTGTTAATGAAGATTTAACAAACGTAGTAGATATTGGTAATGAGATTATCGGAACAGATAACCTTGACAATTACGTCAAGGCTTTAGTAGACCATATCGGAAGAGTAATTTTTGTTAATCGTCCATATCGTGGGGGTGCACCATCTGTATTAATGGATGGTTGGGAGTTTGGTTCTATTTTAGAAAAAATTCAGGCAGACATTCCCGAAGCGTCTGAAAATGAATCTTGGGAACTGGTAGATGGGCAGTCGTATGACCCTAATGTATTTTATAAGCCTACTGTATCAGCTAAATTTTTTAACAAAAGAATTACATTTGAAGTTGATATGTCATTTACTGAGTTACAGGTTAGAGAATCGTTTAGCAATGTTGCACAATTAAATGGATTTTTGTCGATGCTTTATGCGGCTGTAGATAAATCAATCACAGTTAAGATGGATGCTCTTGTAATGCGCACTATTAATAACATGATTAGTGAAACGGTTGCTGCTGAATATCCTACAGGTACAGCACTTGGTAGTAAGAGTGGTGTTAGAGCAGTTAACTTACTTTATCTGTACAATCAGGGTAAAACTACACCACTCACTGCGGCTAATGCAATTAAAGATAAGGACTTTATAAGGTTTGCATCTTATCAGATGGCGCTTTACATGTCACGTATGAGCAGAATATCTAGCTTATTTAATGTAGGGGGGAAAGAAAGATTTACTCCTGAGGATATGTTACATGTAGTAATGCTTGCAGACTTTAGAACTTCTGCTGATATCTACCTACAGTCTGATACATTTCATGATATGTATACCGAACTTCCATTCGCTGAAACCGTTCCATTTTGGCAGGGTAGCGGAACAAGTTATGATTTTGATAGTACCTCAAGTATTAATATCAAAGATACTAGTGGTCATACAACTAATATGTCGGGTATTCTTGCAGTTATGTTCGACCGTGATGCTCTTGGTGTATCAAATCTTGACAGAAGAGTTACAACAAATTATAATCCAAAAGCAGAATTTTGGAATAACTTTTATAAGTTTGAAGCAGGTTACTTTAACGACCTAAATGAAAACTTTGTAGTATTTTTTATAGCTGACCCTGCGGCTTCTGCAGCCTAAGGATAAATTAATAACGCAATCTATTAAGTGATTGCACGTAAATCCTCTTGTTTGGGTGGTATGATATAAATATTGCATACCACCCATAAATATATATTCCGTTTGAACGGAAGGAAGGAAAATATATTATGGGTTTTTATCTAGATACACAAGAAGGTATAAAAGTACCAGTAGCTACACTTACTGACCCCACTTTATGGAATAATGGTGAACCAGGAAATATATATATTGACCCAGGAAATGTAATAATGCCTGAATCTACATTTGATTTTATGGAATTAATTAAAGATGGCATAAGTAAATTAACATTTTCAAACGGTTCATATGTAACATTAACGTCTAGTGGTGGAGATTATAGATATGATTGGAACTGGTATAATTCTAATAACGAATTAAAATACACTACTAATTATGGTGCAAATATATCAACTACTGGTAAAAAATGGTATAGAGATTTTTTAGTTGTTGGTGAATTAGAAGATGATAATATTAAAAGCGCAAAATATTTATCTTATGTTCAATATGAGTATTTTTTTGAAGGTAGTGATGAAGGTAAATTAAAACAAGTAGACTTTGCAAGAAATGCTACGGCTCAAGCTACTAGAGATTTGTTACCATTATTACGTACCGCAGATACTAGTACAGGGTTTCCAGGTGATGAATCAGATACTGGTGGAGGAAGTGGGGATTTTGATGGTAGTTCTGATAATATAGATTTTTCCGAACTTCCTATAAAATCTGCGGTTGATGCAGGATTTGTAACAATATATACACCATCTACATCTCAATTAGTTTCACTTGCAAAATACATGTGGACAACTGATTTTGTAGATGTCATAAAAAAACTTTTTGGTGACCCTATGGATGCAATACTAGGATTAAGTATTGTACCAGTATCAGTACCAGCATCAACTACAAAAGAGGTTAGTGTTGGTTTTGTTGGTACTGGAGTAACTATGCCAGTAGCATCTGACCAGTATATTGGGTTTGACTGTGGAACATTAAATGTAAAAGAATATTGGGGGAGTGCACTAGATTATGCCCCTTATACAAAAGCAAACATTTTCTTGCCATATATTGGATTTAGACAATTAAGTGTAGACGATATAATGGGTAAAGCAGTACATCTTAAATATCGTATAGATATATTAAGTGGTGCTTGTACTGCACAAATAAAATGTGGTGGTAGTGTACTTTACCAATTTAGTGGTTCATGTGCCGCATCACTTCCTGTTTCAGGTAGAGATTTTTCAGATATCGTAAGAAATGCAATAAGTATAGCTGGTTCAACGGGCGCAATGATTGCAAGTGGTGGTATGAGTGCACCAATTAGTGCAGGAGTTGTAACCGCAGGACTTACTACTACAGCAAATAACGTAATGGGAATGAAACCACATTTACAACATAGTGGTGCAGTAAGTGGTACAGGTGGTTTACTAGGTCTTCAAATTCCTTTTATGATACTAGAACGTCCTAGACAATCATTACCTAAAGGTTATAATACTCATTTAGGTTATCCAAGTAATATTACAAGTAAATTAAGTGCTTTGAGCGGATATACTAGGGTAGAAGAAATACATTTAGAAAATATGACATGTACAGATAAAGAACTAAAAGAAATATATCAAAAGCTTAGAGAGGGGGTTATCATATGAGTTTTACAGTTCATATTCAAAAGAACAATTCAGAAAATGAATCATTAACTAAGAATGTAACAGATTTAGAAACTTTAAAGGGTGAACTTACTAATAGTAGTAGTATTATTGACCCAGTAATTATGATACAAGATGTTAATAACATAACACTAAGAGATGCCAATTATATGTATATTTCAGCTTTTGGACGTAAATATTTTATAACTGATATAATAAATGTACGTACAGGACTTTGGGAGATACATGGTCATGTTGATGTATTATCAAGTTTTGCATCTGAGATTAAATCAAACACAGGTATAATTTCACGTCAGGAAAAGAAGTGGAATCTATATCTAGACGACGGACTATTTAAAACTTACCAAAATCCTAATATTGTAACTAAAAAATTTCCAACAGGATTTAGCACTACATCGTTTGTTCTAGCAGTAGCAGGTGGTTGATACAATTTTCTCATTGTTTAACATACATATTCCGTTTAAACGGACAAAAATAAAGTAGGTAATATCCTACTTTATTTTTGTATTAGCACACCAATTAATATAGTTACGTACAATCTCACCAATTTCATTGTCTTGATAAAAAACCTTGTCTTCTACAAAAAATTTAGCTATCTTACGTTCTAATTCATTTCTTGGTTTCGTTATTTTTCTACTAAAATTTGGTCTAGGGCTGTAATCAGTAGTATACACTAAATCTTCATCTTCATTTTTTAAAGGAGTAGTTTTTCGGTGTATATATGTAAATAACATATTATCTGAATTAACTATTTCACATTGTAATATATCATCTTCAAAAACTATAAAGTAAGTAAATAATATATCTGACTGTTTGTATTTAAACGGTATATGAGGGTATATAGCCATCTCCCAGGCACCGCCCGTAATCATAGATAATTTGGGATTATCAAAAGCAAAATATTTGTCAGACGGTTTTCCTTTTTTATTTAGAGTATCTGCCCATTCTACAGCTATTGTTAACTCACTTTCTCCCACACGATAAAAGTCAATGTCACCCTGTTTCATTTCTTTTATGTGAGAAATTCCCATTTCCTTAAAATATGGGGAATATTTATTTACAGTATTTCCCAACATAAATATTTTTACGTTATTTCTAAATCTAACTATGGTGCTTATTTGGTTCATAAAGGATACAAATTCGTCGGGTAAGTATCTACCTCTTGTCAAAAATTCGTCAAATAAAATTGTTGTAACATGTGGATATGATGTAGATTTATCATGCTCAGTAGCAGTAAGGGCGAAAGCATAAGCTATAGGGGTATCTGATGTTACCCATGCATTTGTTTTTTCATCACGTATACCCAAAAACCATTGACCAGCACGATAAACAACGTCATTAAATTCACCATCTGTAAGTTCTTCTATCAGTCCGTTTGCAACAATTCCATCCCAAATTATATGTGCACGTTTACCCCTATAGTCCTCTTCCCACCTTCTAATTATTGCTAATTGCTCTCCTTTTTCTATGTAGTTTTTTAATGCATATTCTAATACACTGTATGTTTTACCATTAGACCTTTCACCAAATATCATATTATATGTAGCATCTAGTTTTAATATCTCTTTTAAACTATAAAATTTAATCTTCATAGGTTCTAACTCCTTTTAAATAATCAACAAATTGTTTAGATAGACTGAGTGTATAGTCAGCAGGCTCTAAGTGTGCACCGCTTTTTTCATAATAGTAAGACTCATTACCTAAGTAATCTGTTATATAACCTTCTATTTCATCATCTATATATGTAAATGTGTTTTTACCTGTATGACCAGGTGGTACATACAAATCGTCAGTAAAGTTTTCAAATACTTTATCTTTGTATTTATTAATCAGATATGGTACTGCTATTTTTTTATTTAATCCCGATACTGTTATATTAATTTTACCATCTTTTTCAATCATATATCTTTTGGCACCTAATGTTTTAAACCTTGTATAAATTCCTTCATCGTCCCAAACACCCAGTATTTTTTCTTCACCTTCAATCGTTTTAGGTTTTGTCATTTCAGTATCTATATCATGGTAATTACATGCTCTTTCTAATTTACGTATTACATTTTCGTTGTACTTATTTATGTAATCAACGTGATTCTGATAATTCTTTACTTTTACCGAATCAGTATCAGAGTATACGTAATCCTCCCCGAATTCTATAATACCACTAAACAGATTATGTCTTGCATAAGCTGTTACCCATACTCCCCAAGGATAAAACAAAAATCTACGTTTGTTATCATTATATTTTTTCAATGATTTATCTATATCAGATTTACTAGATTTCCATTCCCCATCATATATTATATCATCTCTACATATATCGGTTACAATCATTCCATATGCAGAATTTATCATTTCCTTACTACGTAGATATTCCGTTTCTTTTCCTTTTACATCTTTTAACATTGTTTTCTCACCATACATTTTTAATATGGATTTTACTAAATCGGTAGGTAGATACCCTTTTTTATATATTCTAAAATTATATACTTTTGCCGATTCCCATTCATAAAAATATGATATTGTATCAAAATCTAATTCTGTTAGTGTTGTATATATATGTTCCGCACTAACTACTCTACCATTATCTTCTATTACATTATGTTTTTTAAAACACCTTGAAGAACTTAATGGATGTTCTATGAATGTACTACTTTCCAATGCATTAAATTCTATATCAAATAAGCAACAATAATTATGTAAATAATACTCAAATTCTTCTTTAGATTTTATATTTACTATTTTTCCAAAAGACATAGGAAACATATTTACTACCATAGTATATGGATAAGAAGATGTAAAGTCATAAGATTTAATATTATGTAGTATCTTATTAACATAATGTGCATTAGCATGTGTAAAACCACCCTGAAATGCTCTTTTAAGCTGTAAATACTCTGATGGAGTAAGCTTTAAACTTTGCATTAGTTCTACGTACTTTGTATATTTTTTTGTATTATTTTTATGAGAGCCATCATACAAACACGCATTACGACAATTAGTTCTAACATACCCAGTTTTTGTATATGGTATTTTTGTTATATTACCATCATGTTCTATTTTTTCTTGTATATACGACATTACTACTCTTACATCATTTACACAATATCCCACTTCTTTATCACTTAGTTTAGTACCACTATGTCTTATTAAACTATAATCTAAATCACCTACCATTTTATTAACTTTGTAAGTTATTAATTGTTCTCCTAGTTTTGCCAAACTATACCCTGATAATATATAACTACATCTAAATTCTACACCATCATTTGTAAGTGCATAACATGGTTTACGTACATTTAAACTAAAAACTTTTTTCCATGATAGCCAATTTTTTAAGTATTGGAATTCAAATGCTAAATTATGAGAATATATTATTAACCGTTTATCTTCATTTAAATCTAATATGTTACATAAATTATGATAAACATGAATAAACTCTTCCCAAGTTCTACCTATCATAACAGCACCATTAATTCCTAAAGTCCACTCGTACATGATAGAACCTTTATTTCCGTTTGAACGGAAAAAAGATGTAGTTTCAATATCAAAAGAACATGGTACATTATAATATTCTATCTTTTTATTCGTCTTTATTATCTCAGTATTACACATAGACAAAGTTATCATTTCTTCAATATCGACTGGTTCAAATATTCTGTTTTCAAATTTCGAAAAATTCTCCCAAGTCATCAAACATACTCTCCGTTGTTTCCTCATATTGTCGTTGTATTTCTTCTAAACCACTTTGTAGTAATTCGTCTATACTTGCGTTGTTCTCTACCAATTCATTTCTTAAAAACTTTTGCATCTGTTCACTGCCATATATTCTTAAAAAATTAGGTTCGAGTTCTTCTAGTCTATTGTATGCTTTCCAAAACTCTTTAAATTGCGATGGTGTAAGTTCACCACCTATTTGTTGTTCTACCTGTTTATTAACTTTTCTAGCACCTTTTACTGTAGATGATTTAGATTGCAAAAATCCTCTAGCACGCTTATATTCTGACCGTAGTTGATTAAGTGATTTACCTTTTACACCAAACAACCCTCCACCACGTTCTACATTAGTTAACGCCTGTGACTGCACACCCGATGATTTAAGTCTAGTTATACGTTTATTAGCTACACTTGACATTTGTGACACTATTTTTGCCAATTCAGGACGGTCAAGTTTCATAAGTTCTCCAGGTTCTAAGTTTAAAATATCATTAATTTTCATTGTTCCACCTCTTAATAAAATCAGTTATATCATAACCATTTTCTATATACCAAAGTAAAATTTTTAAATTATTAGTTCTTCCACGTTCAAATGCACTTATACTTTCTATACTATAATCTGTATCAATCGCGGCATCAGACTGTATTTTATGTATAAACATTCTAAAATATTTACACTCTTCCCCTAATTTCTTTAATAACTCATCATTTTTCATAAAAATTAAGAGGGGTTATGATACCCCTCTATACTCCTTTCTTAAAGTATCGTAATTTGAGTTAGATTCTGATTTGATTTAGTTTTTCCATTAGTAAGTTTAATCTTAATACCACCCGCACGTTTTAAATCTTCAGAAGCCTGTGTAATATCTCCTTCATATGCATTTATCCATTCATTGCATATCTTGGATAACACTGTACCTCCGTAGTAAAATATTCCTGGTTCCTCCTTAACTGTAACTACAGGAAACATACTTTCTTTGATTGTAATCATATCAAATTCTTCAATTGTAAATCCGTTTGGATAATTTTCAATCATGTAATCAGTGTTTTTCTTCTCTCTACCTGTCATCAATGGTGATAAAGTAGTAGCCTGTTCTGCATACTGTTTAAAATTAATCATTTGTTGCTTCCTCCTTATTTTCGCTTTCAATAATTTCTTCAAATTCAGATTTCATATCATTTACAAAATCAACAAATTTAGATACTGTTTTGCCGTACTTACTATTTCCGAGTAAAAACTCGATATCTTTAAGTGTTTGATACATGACCTCAATATGAGCGTTTACTGACCTCATTGTATCAGCTGTACCATCCCATACAATAGTTTCTTCTGTTTCCTTCTTAACTTCTTCACCACCTTTTTTTACTTTTACAAACTCTCTAATTTCAGCTACAGTCATATCAGGAGTTACTTCTCCATTTTTTACAACTTCTAATACTTCATCTTTAGACCCTAAAGCTGATAGTTTTTCTACCTGTGTTACTGTAAAGTCCTTTCCTTCCTCATGTGGCAGGGTTGATTCAAGTTTAGGACTAGTCCATTCTTTGCCTACTTTTAATAACGTGTAAGCTTGGGTTTTCTTAAAACCAAATACTTTCATTGCATAGTCTGCGGCAGATTTAAAACCATCATCTTTATAAGCTTCTTTTTTGTCTACTACTGCAAGTACATTTGCAATCTCATAAAGATTCTTTTGCATTTTCTCACCAATTTTGATGATTTTCTGAGTAGAATTATTAAGCTCTCTGTTTTTAAACTGCTCAGTTACATTTGTTCTGATAATGATATCTTCCATTTTATTTCTCCTTTTTTATATATTCCGTTTAAACGGACTTTAACGTTTTCATATAATCATATGCTTCTGTTATACTAGCAAAATGTAATAAATAATATACACACTCTTCATCTTCTATTTTAATGTCGGGTGGGATACACTCGCATACTACATCAGTCCCTAAACTTGGTTCAATCTTTCCTGTCTTAGTATGTAGTTTTAAACATAACATTGACCATGTAGTAGCCATATGATTACTTGCTTCAAAGCATTTAACCGCATTCATTTGTCTTGTATACATGATGTGTCCTCCAAGTATTTTGATACTACAAGTATGTTATCGCACACTCTTTTAATATTATCACATACTAATTGTGATTTTTTTGTTTTACTAGCTTGTTCCAGTATCTCAGTTACTACGTTTTCTACAATGGTATAGGACAATTTGTCAAGATTATAGATTAATGAGCGTAACTGCAAATTAACTTTTACCTCCTTAAAATGTTTCACGTGAAACATGGTAAAATTTACCATGTATATCTTATACAATATAACCTTCTTTTTTCATTTCACTTAACATTTTTAACTCCTCCAATGTAACTACATCATTGTAACCAGCGATATAAAATGCTAGTTCCATACGTGATACATCCATGCCAATAATTTCATGTAAAACTGTTACCTTTTCAATTAATTCATCTTTTGTAAATACTTTCTTATCTGTCATTGTTCTGACCTCCTCTTGTTTATATATTAATTATAATGCACATCTTTTACAAAGTCAACACTTTTTTCAAAACTTTTACAACTTTCGAAAAGACCACAAAAAGACTACACATAAATCAATACCTAAGTTACTT